AAAGCAGCTCCTATTGAATCTGGATCCGTAGCAATTGTATTTGCAAAAGGTTCACCTGCACCAATTGTACTATTACCAAGAAGAGCACTTAAAATATCATTATCACAAGATATAGATTCTCCTCCTGCAAAATATTGAGTTGAATTATCTTGATTACTTGATGATAAGTAATTTATATACAGAGTAGTGTTTCCCCTTTCAGAATCATCAGAAAGTAAAACCTGATCAACAATAGCAGTTATTCCACTAGTTAGTCCAGTAATTTTTAATCCGATTAATTGGTCTATATAAGCATCTACTGGAACACCCTGAAAAGTGTTATTAAGTTCAATACAATGATAATTTCTAGTATACGCAGTATTTCCAGGTATTACTTTTGCACCTTCTTTAAAAAAGTGTTGCCCAAATCTTTCAATTTGATTTTGTAATATTGATTGTAGAGTTGTTAATTCTCTAGCTTGAATAGGATATCCTGGTTTAAACAGTACCCTATGATAGTTATTAGTCGAATCAAAATCGTCATAATATGGTGAAACGTTTAGATTTGTTATTTGTGACATAATTCTTTAGAACTGCAATATAACCTTGATATCTTCTTTTTGATTCACAGATCGTGTGACTGATGGTCTATTATCAACATAAATTATGCTCCCAGAATCTTTTTCGACTTCGGGGCTTGCAATTCCATTTACAAACGATTGACCAAGGTAGTATGTTCTATTATTTATTACAGTCGAAACACCGGTAAAGGTATCATTAATTGTCAATTCTTCACTAACACCTCCACCATAAACTCTTAATGATCCACCAGATCCTGGAGATGCTGAAAATTGGTTTCTAACAAATCCATATTCTGGATTTGTTATTGCAACACCAACGGTATTGAATCCTGACATCGATCTATCTTGCCAGATTTTTAAAACTCCAGTTGCCTGATCATAATTAACTACTTTCCCAACAGCAGTTGTACCTGTTGAAATATTTTGAGTAATAAATGAATCTGGTGCAAAAGTTGCAGAACTATAACCAATTCCAGTTAATCTGAGAGCTTGAACTGCGCTAGCCTTATCAAGTGTTAAAACTGATACTGATGCAAATGCTTTGGGATTTTCAATAAGACCAATTCTTGCAATTTGATTTCCTGTTATAAAATCTGGGTTCTGATTATCATTTTCAAATCTAGAATATAACAAAATATTTCTTGTACCAAGTTCTCTAAAAATATTGAATCCATGACCACCTTGTGGAGGAATCATAACTTCCAAAACTGGTCTAGTAGTACCCGTAGGAATTCCACCAGCAACTATATCCACATTAGCATAGGTATATCCAGATCCCTGATTTGATACAACCACGCTATCAACTTGCGAATCGTTATTAATAGTAACTGTACATTCTGCGCCTGTTCCATCACCATTAATTGGAACTTTAGTATAAACTACTCCCGCACTTCCAAGTGAAGTTCCTCTATTACTAATAACAACAGTTTTGATAGAACCATCAACAGCATTATCACGAATTGGAGTATATGTACTAGAAGTTTCCCAATCATCTGGGACAGGAATATAATTTGTAGAATCAAATTTTACAATATCAGAAGGATTGATAGTATAAAGGTATTTCCAAACATATCCATCACCACTAGAACCAGCAGATCTTGGTTCTAAATCAGTAAATTTCGGTTCATCAAGAGAAGGACTTCCGTTGGGAGTTTCTGGTGTAGTTCCATTTTGCAAACAAATATAAACTCTATAATCACTATTAAGAACAAAATAACTCGATCCATATAAATTAGTTGCACCAGACACCGGAGCAGTATTGGAAACACTATAATCATGACGATACATATCATAAGTATTACCAGAATTCCAAGTATTTTTTGGAACTACTAGTTTAACATCTCCGGAAGAAATTTTCTTAAGTGCTACTACAGTTTCCCAAAAATTATTCTCATCATTAAAACTATCAATAGGAGAAGGTGGATTATTATCCCAATCACTTTGAATATCTGAAGAATTGGGCAATCCCATAAAAGAATAATACGAGTTGGTTGTCGTAGTTACTCCTGCAAGAAAATTCCTTGCATTCAATATTCTAATTTGGTCAGTTATAATTGCAGCCATTTTTATAGTTTTTATTTATTTATTAGAGTTTAATAAAGTTAGAATACTTAAATCTATTTAGAGATTATACATCATAGTCTACATATTTTAATGGTACATATCTCCTCACATAAGTAGAAGTATCGATACCAGTCACTCCATTTCGATTATAGAATGGGAATTCTTGTGTAGACGTTCTGGCATTACAATCAATCCTACCCCAAGTATAAGATCCATAATAATTACGGTATACAAAATTATTAAAATCTCCTGTTCCAAACCCGGCAAGTACATCAGTAAAGGTAGTATTTGTAAACCCAATTCCAGAACCAGGTAATGGAGATCCTCCATAAGTGGTAAGACCAACAGTGATTTCTCTAATAGCTCTACCTCCAACGTTGGTGATATCCATAAGAACAGTTTCTGCTTTCAATGCTTGATAAACATTATCAAGAGCAGTTGATGCAATGCCAACAGTTCCAACCCGATTTTGAGAACTAGCTGCCATACCAAGATTAGACTCTCTAAGTACAAAATAATCACCTTCATCTATTTCACTTACTGTAATAGCAGTTCCAACCATTGCAGTATCTTGCATAAAAGAATCATCTGGAATCAATAATTCAAATACAAGTGCTGTAGACATTCCTGATATAGAGGTTGTTCCAACACCAACAAGTAATCCACAATCACCAGTATAAACTATTCCGGAACTAATTCTTTCCGTTAATCCAGGAGGTTCTGTCATTAGAACTTGAGGTGATGTACCTGCGGTATGGAATGAAGTATATCCAGTACCAGGTCCAGTCATAGTAAGTCCAGTAACTATACCTGCAGAATTAATATATGCTCTAGCAGTTGCTCTATTATCTGATCCCAATCCAACAGGATTTTCAATAATTACTACCGGATTAGTGGAATAACCCACTCCACCATCAGAAAGGTTAAGTGATGTGATTGAACCGCCTGCAGAGACTGTTGCAGTGGCAGCAGCAGCAATTTTAGAGTCTTGAGAAACAAGTAATATATCCTTCTGGAAAGTTACTGAGACATCGCTTTCATTTTGCTGGTCAAATAATGGTCTTATACTATCCACATAAATCGCAGTAGATCCAACACCAACTGTTTGAATAACGTTAGTATTTGGATAGATATTAGCTTCATATAAAGCACGATCCTTAGAAACTCTCTTACCATTAAGAATAAAATCTTCAGTTTGCTTATACCAATTTACTGGACGTAAGAAATTAACATCAGTAACATTTCCTGGTCCAAAATATGGATTTGTTGATACCATATCGGTGGAATCAATAGTGTAAATAAGTCTTTTATCTTCTTGTAAAACTTCTCCTTGACCTAATGATGGATCATTATTAATCTGCAAAGAATCTCCTTCTTTTATAGTTTCTAGAATATCAACGTCTTTAACGTCAATAGCACCACTACCTTTATAGAAAATAATATCTGCAGTATCACCTGGTTCTGGAGCTTCTCCAAAAACAATTGTACTTCCTCCAGGGAAAATATATCCCTCACCAGGAACTTGGAGAATATTATTGAAAAATACAAGTAAAGTATCTTGTATATTAATACCCGATCCCTTAGATGCTTTAATAGAAGTTATTACACCATTAATTCTTAATTGGAAATCTTTTCTAGTTCCATCAAATTGATCTTTAATACTATCAAGTGGTTGAAGTTGACCTATAGACCATCCAGAGAATTTATCTGTATATGTTTTGTCAATCTTCAATGAAAAATGTTCAAATGCTCCAAGTGCCGATGCATGTGTTGGAATTCCAGTAACACCACCAGTAGGAACTGTAATATATTCATCAAGTATGTACCCATAACCAGTATTTGATAATGAGAACTCTGAGACAGCAGAATCTTCACTAACAGTAATATCAACTACAGCATATGTTCCAAGACCAGCTACCGTAGAAACTCCATATTCTTGATAAACTAAAGGAATATTAGAATACCCACGTGGTTCATCAACTACAACATCATATGTCTTTGTTGTAGAGAATCCGGCATCTGTATTTGTTATAGAACATCCGGTCGAAATCATACCAGTAGAAGAACCTAAAGTATTAATACCAATAGTACTAAATCCAATATGTGTTATTACATTTTTATTAGAAGGATCAGTTCCTGTTACTATACCAATATTTGCAATTCCAACTTTTGGATCCAAGATTTTAATCTTAACTGCGGTTCCTGCAGCCATTTCATATACACTTGCACTTGAAACTCCAATAGTTACTGATGTTGTACCTATAGAAGTAATAGTTGTTGATTTAATAAATGTACCAACTCCAATTGTACAAGTACTACCATATCCAAGCATCTGCAAAATACCAAATACACTATTCTTATTATTAAGTGTAATTACTCCAGTTGATGCAGCAGAAACAACAGTCGTATCAGTTAAAATCTCATAACTATCATGTGCTCTATACCCGGATCCAGTATAACCTATTGTAACTGCAGATATTGTACCGTTAGTTGGATCAGAAGCACCAGGTGCTATTGTTATGGTTGCTCCTGCACCTATTAATGGTTGATATCCAAGTCCTTCAGATGATCCAACTGAAACGATTACACCACCAATTGGCAGGTTTGATTTATTAACATCATAAGTAAGAGTTGGGGGAGTTCCTGTAAAGATTGCTGATGTAATACCACTCGATGCATTATAATTTGTCGTATAATCATTTGCAAGTCCCGGAATCTGGAATATATCATTAACTAATAAAACTCCATTTTCATCCTCTATTCCAGATACATTAGAGTAACCTTGAGTTAAAGTAAATGTATTTTCAGTTCCATTAAAGTTATGAGAAATATCATCAAATAAGTAGTTTTTACTATATGATTCATCAGAACTACCTTGTGTTCCAGATCTTATAAAAGATCTTCCTTGGAAGACGGAACTAGTACTAATTCCGGTCCAATCTCTATCATATGGATCACCATCAATTGAAGCTTCTGGAATATTGCCATATGGTGCTTCGGTAAAGTTAAGAACATTATTAACAATATTATAATTACCCGATACCTTTTTAACAGATGCTCCAGTATCATAACCAACTGCACTTGTTCCCAACCACGATCTATTAACAAGAATTGCATTTGTTAAGGTTCCTATTCCTATAGTTTGGATTTTAACAATCTCAGAATCATTAATCTGCAATAAATCATCACTCGCAATTGATGTAATTCCAACTAATTGCATAATGTCATCAGTCTTTAAACAGTCATCAGAAAGAGTGGTTGTTACTGCTGTTCCAACAACTGGAGATTGTATATAATTATCTAATGCAATCAAAACTTTCTGATTTTGATTTTTTGCCGTAAATGTAGCCGTACTACCAATTCCAACCGAAGTAATATCAAATACAGTAGGAACAACCGATAATGCATTTGCTGCAGTTGCTGCAAGTTTAATTTTATTAGAATCAATCTTAACCGCAAAAACAGTACTTGGTAATTTATCAGTAGATCCAATACTAGGTACTGAAGTAGTTACAATTCCAATATGCTCTGTTGTACCTGTACCTGGTGTTGAATATGTTAATTCTTCACCACTAACAAAGAAATGGTTGGGAATAGTAATGGCATCCGCATCAGTAACATCAGAACCTGCATATTCTGAGAAAAATCTTCCTCTTTGTGTCTTATAATTTCTATTAACTTCACTGGCATCCAATCCTTTACCCTTATACACTCTCACTACAGCAATATCTGTTGTACCATCACCTCCATCTACTCGCCTACCAATCCAGACTGTTGATTGTGTTGTTAATATAGTCCCAGAATAAGTTGTTTCAGTTGGTCCCTTTACTCCATCGAGATAACAACTAACAGTCGAACCAATTCTACTAACTGCAATATGTTGCCATACATTTAATTCTGCTTTTGCAGGAAAATCTCCCGAAGTATCCAAAGCACCATTAACTGCTTTAAATATTATAGTTCCTTGAGAAACATATCCAGAATCAATATAAAGACTGAATGTGTTATCAGCTGGACTACCACTACCCCATCCAGCAGCAATTATGTGCTGATTTTTGCTACCACCAGAAGCAAATGCTGTTGGTCTAACCCAAACCTCAATAGTGAAATCGCCAGTTCCAAAATCAAAATCAGTACCATCATCAGGTACTTTACCATATGCTGGTGGGAGTGACTTATAAGCAAGTTCTCTACCTGAAACATCATATATGACATCAGGACTACCATACATTATTGAATTATTATTTTCACTACTAATATCTTCCCAGGTACTAGTAATACCTATGTTTCTTCCATCTAAATGAAGGACTAAATTATCTAAAATTAGATTCTCACCGTCTGTACCGACGATACCATTATCAGAGTTATCAATATATCGTTCAAAAATATTATAAGTTTCATGCGTTAGATTAAAAGCTCTCTTAATATCGCTTTCTGTTCCACTATAACTTCCATATTGCGTATCAATATATGCATTAGTAAAATCAATCTTAGATGGAACAGCACCTGAACCAATGTCAGATTGATATCGCATATAGTTGTAAAATGTTCTCACTTCAACATTTATTCCAGCAGTTGGTGTAAATTTCAATGCCGTTATATCAGTAGAAGCAGTATAAGTAGCTCCAAAGGTTCCAAGTCCAGCAGCATTACCAACAACAAGATTTCCCCATTCAGTCATATAAACATCATCACCATCATCACCAGTATCACATAACATCAATTCAGAAATTTGAGTTTTATTATTAGTTTTATCTGTAACTTGAGCAATAATATAAGCACCATCATAACGAGAACTGTATTCTCCTACTGAATTTTCTGTTGGTGATCCAGAAGCAGGAATATTATAATATTCACTACCCAGATGAGCATGATCAAGACCAAAGGATCCAATTCCTGCAGTTGATCCCATAGAAACTATTACTGCATTAATAGTAGCAGCATTCTCAACATTTGGAGTAAAATCAACTTTAACATTACCACCAGAAATATAAGGATGATATGTTCCCAAACCAGAAGCAGCTTCATCAGATTCATTTAAGTTTGTTAATCGACCATATTCATTCATATCAACTGTAGTTCCATCATGAACCAAAGTTAACTCATTAAACTCATAATCACCAGAAGATGTTTTAAATTCAAACAAAACTCTTGCAGAAGTATAAGTGGTAGCAATACTAACAAAATTAGTCTTTGTACCAGTTCCTACTCCAGCAGCAACAGTAGTACTTGCTGTCGAAACCTTAACTCCACCAAAATCAGAAGATCCTGTGCCCACTACTAAATCATTTAAATTATATGATAAAGTGAAAACGTTATATCCATTTACAGCATACTTAGTTGGATGGAACTGAATAATACCGTCAGATCCGGCAAGAGCATAATCAAAAGACCCTAAATCGTATTGAGTATCAACTCTTGCATATTGATTCATATATCCAAGTCCACCGTCATCATGCAATAATGTCATTATCATCATTTGACGTTCATTAGTATATCTACGATCTTGAACATAAGTTATATACTTATGAGCATTTGCATCAACATTTGTAAAAGTGGCAACATTACTATATCTTGTTGCTCTTGGATTGCTATTAAACTGTGAACTAACATCATCAATAGAAAGAACTCTATTACCAATAGATTCTGAATAATCTGTTAATATCTTACTATTAAATACAACTTCATCCGAAATTGAGGTTAATTCACTACCTTGAAGTTTTCCAATCTTACTATTTTCCGAAGCTAAATCATAGTTGTAAACACAATTCAAATCACCATTACCAACAAAATCAACAATTGCTTCATGATAACTTTGAGTTGTTGCAGAACCAACAATAAGATTATTAGATGGTTCTGTTTCAATCTGCATATTTGAAAACTTCTTAAATCCTGCAGTATGATTTAATGTACTTACTACATCGTCCCATTCACTTAAATCAATACTTGATTGTAATGCATATGAGAACTTTTGATAATAATCACCATCTTGAATTACCTGATAACCTGAATTCAAGAAACCTTTTCTATTTTCCCATCCAGATTCCACTGTTGATTTTGCATCAAGATCATATGTTGCTGTGAAATTTTTAGTTGAAGATACTGTTCCTCTTGTCTTTGTAGATGTTCCTTCTATCACATGTCCAGGAACAAAATCCTTATTAGTTTGGACTTTGAGATATCCAGTTTGACTATCCCAACTACCAACTTTTCCTATAATAGATGGATCATCTAAAGAAATAATACCTTCACCCTTTAGGAAATTTGTTGTTGTAAGTTTGATATCAAAGACTGGAAAATCTTTTTTAGCTATAATCCTACCAGATGATGCTGGACCATAGTATGTTCCTGGAGTTTCACCAATTGCTAGATGTCCATCAAGACTAACTGTTACGATACCAACTCCTCCAAGATTTTCATCTTTTCCAGTAATTGTAAATAATTTGTAGTTATATTGATCAGTATTATATCCCTTTCCATCTCCAACAACTATTATAAAACCAGTACCAGGATCTAATGCAGTTCTACCAACAGCAACATTCTCAATCATAACTTCATCACCAATTGAAAATGGGAATGAATTTGCCGTACTAAACCCTGTAGATAATGTAATAGTTGCGTCTTTGGTTATTGTACTATATCCAATAGTACTAATACCAACACCGTTAGAATTCTTAGTAGGAAGTAATCTTGGAGTAAGATTATTAACTCCATAAGTATTCTTCATAATTTTAAGTTCACTAGCACCACTTTCAAAAAGTAAATCAACTTCTTCTTTTAGTTCATCAGTTCTTCCATCAAAAACAATGACTTTAGGTGGAATCGGACCATATCCCCTACCAGCAGAAGTAATTCCAATCCTATCAAAAATACCAAGATCTTCAATTGAGATTATTTCAGGTAGTTTAGCAGTTGGTCTTAAAGTTTTGTCATAAGGATAATCAAAACCAACATCTCTCATTTTAATTTTCTTAATAATTCCAACACTATCACTTTCAAAAGTAAGGACAGCATTTGATCCTATTCCAGATGTTGTATCATTTTCTGTAGTCCTTTTTGCAACTCCATTAAATAAAGGCATCTTATAATAGTTACTACCACCATTATAGATTTTTAAATCAATAATTGATCCAATTCCAGTAGAAGAATCAGTTGAATATACAATAGTAGAATTGCTTTGAGTATATGATAAACTTTCTGGAACTTTTGAAAGATAATAAGTAAATGTATTTGTTCCTCCAATAGAAACAGTTTGTTTTCCATTATAAATGCTATCAATAATTTCTATTGTATTATTTCCATTTACTTCATTATCAATAGATATTTGGAGTTTTTCTTCTGTAAGTTGATCAGTCTGAATTGGAACCAAATTATAATAAAGTTCTCTTGGAAGATCTGAGTTAGAAACTAAAGTAACTTGACCATCAATACCAATTACACCAGATTTAATTACTTCAAATTCAGATGAATATTTGACTTTATTAAATATTCTTTCTTGACCTTCATCTTCAAAAAATTCAAATGTAAATGCAGGGTATTCAATAGCATTTTTTACATAAACTAATGAAGAATCTGAAAGATCAAAGACAATTGAAGCATTTTTATACAACTTAATTGGTGGATTTACTGGAGACAAATAAGAATTTTGAGCACTTGTAATATCAACAATTGTTGGAACAGAACTTATAGAATCATAATAAGATTCTGATAACTTAATAGTATCCTTATTAACAATCACTACATAATAGAACTTTTCGTTTGTAAGTCCACCTGCAGGAGTAGACGCAGTATAAATTAACTTCTGTCCTAAGACAAAACCATGATCAAAAGATGTAATTTCATTAGTTGTTATGTTTATATCACCTGCAGCAATTGTTCTTTTATCTATTACAATTCTTCTATTATAATCATTATATGAAATAGTAGAAGCAATTGAAACTGATGGTTTTACATGAACATAAACATTATCTGAAATAAAGATATTATGCGTCGTTGCAGTAGCAACAGTCACTGTATTCTTATAAACTGTTGTATTAACTACATTATCATAATTTGTTTTAAAACTTTGCTTATCGCCAGACCCAACATTAGTAAAATATAATAACCCTAAAGCTGTGGTCGTATTTCCAATTCCAGCAAATGTGCCTGTAGATGCTAATCCAACTCTTACTGTCGAAATACCAATTAAATCATTATCTATTTTTGCCACATATAGTCTCTGTTGGTCACTTAATGCCAACTCAGCAGATCCATTAGTAGAAACACCAATAGCAGATCCACCATTTAAGTTATAAACTAATTCATCATTAGTCTCTAACTCATGGTTTGGTAGATAAAGAGATTGTGTTGGAATATATTTTTGCGTAATTCCTGCGCCAGGATTAGAGAAAGTTATGGTAGTTCCAATACCAACCAAAGTTCCCAATCCAAGAGTGTCGGGTGGATTGAAATAAATCTCTTTATTAAGTCTAAAGTTAAAAGATGTTTTAAGTCCTACATTACATGTAAATCTTCTTGGATCCTCATAAAGAATTTCTGTTGCTGTATGTGCAATACCATAACTACCTGTTCCTTCTACCTCTCTTAAAACTCTAAGTCTACTGGATATTTTATCGATATTTAAAACTTTAACCTTTTCAGCCGTAGTTCCAATACCAACCGTTAAAACATTATTTTCTCTAATATTATCTCTATCTAGATTACCATAAACAGAAAAATATGTAACTATTCCTGTTGCGCCAGTTGTTCCAACTCCTGTCGTCAAAACATGAACTGATGTTGTAACACCAATCTTATAATCACCAGAAAGTTGTGTAGCAGATGTACTTATTCCAGAAATAGAAACTAATTCAATATTCAAGTAGTTATGTGGTGAAGAAGAATAAAAAGCATATTCCCCAGACTTATTTGTAGATACTACTTCTAGATCATTTATTGATGTAGTTGCACAACTAATAGAAGTAACATCCTTGCCACCAACTTTAGATACCCTTATATCAGCACCATATCCACCAGTACCAGTATTATCGAAAAGAACAGAATCATTTACTTTATAATTGGTTCCACCTGTAACAATTCCAACAGAAGTTATTTTCCCTGGAGTAGCAAATGAAACATCAGATAATTGATCATCTTTCATTTTATATGGAAGAGGAAAATACTTATAAGATTCTTCTTTTTCAAGTAAGTTATACATTGTAGTATTTCTTAACCACTTACTCGCTTGAATATCATAATCATCTTGATTAGAACTCTTTATAAAGTTAAAATCACTTGGTTTTGAATGAAATTTATCTCCAATTAGATATGGAAATACAGGTCTCTTATAGTTGACAAATACACCACTAGAATCAGCAAGTGCATCACTAATAGTAGCAAAATAAGCATATGTCCCTTTTGGAAATTCTGGTGTTACACAAAATCTTCCATTATTTTCATCAAGAACAGCAGCACTCGAAGATGGAATATGTACATAATCTTCTACAAAAAATCCTTCCTCAAAAATACTAATAGAAGGTCTATCTACAGAAATATTTAATTTATATCCAGAAAGCATTTGCGTAATAACGCCACCATCAACCTTAGAATATCCATAAGGACCATAAATTGGATTTCCATCATATGCCCATCCAATGATAGGAGAATGTTGTTTAGATTCTTCCTCCTGACCATTAATTTTTATTAAATCAGGACTATCAAAAAGACTATTACCAGACTGATCAGAAGCATATAAAATTTCTCTAAGTTTTCTTGGTGAATATAAATGAACATATTGCAATCCATAATCCGTATTTAATCCATCATCAATAAACCCATCATCATCAGTAATAAACCTATAATTTTTCTGGATTAAATTAACTCTCCATTTTTGTAGTTCTATTCTAAAAACAGCATTAGATCCTGGATATGTTATTGTAGTATCAGTTTTTCCTTGAACAAATTCTATACCACCATTAATAACATTTACTTTAGTAACTTGTCCATTTTCAATAACTGGTGTTAATGTTAATCCACTACCACCATCAATTTCAATAGATGGTGGTGCTTTGATATTTGATCCACCATTTTCTACTATAACTTCAAGAATCTTTCCATCCTTAACTACTGGGGTAATCTGAAGACTATTACCATTATCAATAGAAATTTCTGGTTCTTTATTAAAGTTTAATATTTCATCAGAACCATATCCACTACCTTTAGCAACCAAATTTACAGATACGATTTCTCCAGTAACAATTGGTTGTATTAAGGCTTCAAATGTTTCAGATCCTATAGAAGAAATACCAATTCTACCATTAAGTTCAACTGAGATTGGTTGATAATTAAAATAATGAATATCTCCAGCGATTATGGTACTTGTTAAACTAATATATTGTTTTATATCATAATAATATCTTTCTCTTCCGGAAATTGATCCAACTTGAGATAATTTGAAGGTATCCTTATCAAGTTTTGTTATATAATAATCAGTTCCAGAAGTTAATCCACCAATTACTGTTCCTTCTGTGGAATAATTTATCAATTCTCCAGAGTTATATCCATGATTTTCTACAGTTATTTGATCAAGCGCAGTAGATAATCCAACAACAGTAGTCTTTTTATTTTCATATCCAGAACCACTATCAATAATATTAATTGAACTAACAACTGATTTTTTAGATACAGAAGTAAATGCATGCCTACCAGATCCATAACCAGTAAGTGATATAGTATTAATTCCTACTACAGCCTCATCTTTTGTTTTATAAAGTTTTACACTAGTCGTATCTTGAACATCAACAAAATATTCTGCCTCCGTGGTCAATCCAGCAATAACATCTTGATTATTTGTTTTATAGATTACATGCTCATAATCTCTAAACTTGTGATATGTACTAAAAGCAATAATATTATTAGTAAGATCTATTAATCCAAAACTTTCATCTGAATTAAAATCAACTTCATGATTAACTAGTTTAAGATTTACCTCTGCTTTTGCGCCTATGCCATTTCCACCACTAATTTTAATTGTAGGTTTTTCTATATAATCAAATCCACCATCAATAACTCTAATTTCTTCAAATATTCCTCTTATAGCAAGATTTGCTGTAGCACCAACACCTGCTGGGTCAGAAATATTAAAATCAGGCGGAGTTATTACATTATATCCAGATCCGCCGCCATCAACAGAAATATTTTCTATTCTTCCATAGTTTATACTATCTGCTGATTTATAATTTAAAATTTCAACTCCATTTACCAAAATACCCGAAGAAACTCCAGGTTCTGTTTCGATTAATCCTCCTACATCACTTGGATCATGAATTTTTCTAAGTAACTTATGATTTTCTAATTCTTGACCCTGAAACTTATAAAATTCAATAGTATTATCAGTTATTGTAATAGGTTCTGTTGTTATATAATCTTCATTATAAAGTTCTGATCTACTTCTCGCTAACTTTAATGATGTTGTATCTGATAATCTTTTTACAAAGTAAATTCCCTCATCACCAATACCGGTTA